GCCCACGGTTGCGAGGCGTACGCCGCAGATGCTGCGGTGGTATCAGTTCCGGTTGCGCCAACATAAGCGCGCGGAGCGTCACCAACAATGGTCAGCCCTGCGTCACCATCACCAGTTACGGCAACCTTTTTGTAAGCGCCAATTAGGTCATCGCAATCCCCGCTTCCAGCGCTATGCAATACGTTAATCGTGTCCACCATGACCGTTGCGCCCGGAGAAGCATTCAGAATTTGCGGAACTGCCGCAGTACCAATATTGCGCAGCCCGATACCCGTGGTAGTTTCGTCAAACTCCATCGTCATTTTCGTTTCAGCCGTTGCCGTGGTTGTTCCGACTGTGATAACGGAATCGTCAGGGAAGTTAGGTGTGTTAATAACGGGAGACGTAAGCGTTTTATTGGTGAGCGTCTGCGCAGTGTCAGCCATAACAAACGTATCCGCAGCGTCAGCAATATCGGGGATCGTAACCGTTGCGCTTGCATTGGTTTGATTGGCCGATGTGATTGTTACGCCCGCATCAGTATCGTCAATTAATGGAGTTGTGAGCGTCGGACTGGTCAATGTTTTATTCGTCAAAACTTCAACACCAGTCAATGATACCTTTGCAGCCACTGCGGCGGTTGCAGCATCAGCCGCAGATTCTGCCGCAATTGCTACACTTGACGCTGCGGAGGCGGCTGTATCAATTTCGTTAATCGCTACAACCAAATCTGTTTTCGCCGTTGTCGTTAGGTTTGCCAGCGTACCGACGGATGTGTTCGCCGCGTCTGCGTGAGCATCTACCTCATTAATTGCCTCAACAACATTAGTGTTTGCAGTAGGAGTTAACGCCGCTAAACTGCCAACCTTAACGTCAGTTGCCAGCTTTGCATTTGTCACCGATCCATCCGCTGGTGCGCTGTCGGCTGTTATAAGCTTTGAGTTTGAGCCGTCGTGATCGTGTCCGTCCACCGTGCTGAGAATAACATCCTTGAATTGCTCCTCAAGGAATTTCTTCATCTGCGGGTTTCTTACATTCGTGTAATCAATAGTGATTTCAGCCATATAGTTTTCCTTTCATAGTAGGCGGGAGTTTTTGACGCTCCCGCCATTCGTTCCTATGTGTTTAGTTCATCAGGAGGTCGTCAAGCCAGTGATCGTTCCGTGCATTTCTTCCGGGCCGTAATCCAAACCGACCTGCGTGTACAGGAAGCCGCCCTCTTTCGCGGTCGTGACAGCTTCGGGAACGTCTGCGATTAACTGACCTTTCCACGGGCAGAACACGAGCGATACTTTCGCCATATCAGCAACGAGGATTGTATCGGTTTTCATCTGCGGAGCCCAGACAACGCCGAGTTGGCAGAAGTCCGTTTCAAGCTGCTTCACGTTCACGCCACCCACGTTACGATCTTCGGGAGCGTAACCAAACAGGTTAGAGATCGCTTGTTTCTGGAAGCCATTGCAGAACAGCACCATGTTCTCAAATTCCGCACCGTTCGCGGACATTTCCAACAGGAGCGCGTTGATGTGCGCGAGCGTGAGCGCAACCGTTCCGGCCGGAACGGTGTTAGCCTCACACGCTTCGATCAGGCCGCGCGTTGTCGCAACGGTCGACGAGACGCTCTGCTCAACGTAGTGGCCCTGAAAGCCGGAAAATTCAAGGTCGATTGCGAGCTGCTTCATTGCAGCCGCGCGCTGGAATGCGAGTTCGTCGCGGACAGGCTGATCGCCGTTTGCAATTGCCACGCCAGAGATTTCACCATATGTGGATTGTTTCGCAAACGAAACCTCATACGGATATTTCATGATCTGGCAGGTGTTAAAGTCCTGCGTTCGCGTGTAGGTGATCGCAGTTACGTCGGTAATCGAGGTCGCTTCCGATTTAACGGCGGTAGACTGGTCGCCAGCACGTGCCGCCCAAGTCTGAGCGAGCGGGAAGTTAAACGACGCGGACGTTTTCGCGCCGCCAGTAAGTCCACCGATCATGTTGAGGAACGGTGTCTGGTTCGCGCCTACAAGGTAGAGCTGCCCCAGATAATTTAGGTCTTCGCGGTCAGTATAAGCCATTTATATTACTCCTTTTTAATCTGTCGAATTTGTGCTTGCGCCGCCTGCATCCCGACAATATCCCTGCGCTTCTCAGCATCTTCATACTGTTTTTTCAGCGCGTCGAGCGGGCTGGTTTCGCTTCGCGGCGGCGTCGGGACAAATGCGTTTTTCTCCGTTATGGATACAATGTGCTTTGCCCATTTGGTTGTCAGCGCAGATTTCAGCTTGTCCGGCTCTTTAATCGTTCCGTCTTCGCCAAACTCGATACCATCAAATCCCTTTGCATTCGCAAGTTCTAAAATAGTATCCTGAATATCGTCGCTAATTTTGCATTCAGCCAGCAACGCTTTGTACGCCGCTTGCTTCTTGCTGGTCGTTTTTTCGCCCTCGATATCCGCAACGTATTTATCATGCGTCTCTTTCAGCGCCTCATACTTGAGCTTGTAAGAGTCGCCATTGCCCTCTTTCGCTTTCGCCAGTTCAGCCTTAATCGCGGGTAGCTGTTCCGCGTCGGCCTTGTACTGTTCGATCTGTTCCTTGAGAGCGGTTACGGTTTCGCCGTGTGCGGTAATGATTTCCTCGACCTTATCTTCTTCGAGGCCGAGAGCTTTTAGAAATTTACGAGTTAATGACATAAAAACTCCTTTTCTTCGTTGGCGTACTCGCCACTAGTTTTGCAACATCACGTTGCGATTGGATTGTAGTTTTCTTCAAACGTCCACAGATAACCGCCCGCAGACTTGTACTTTCCAATACAACATGACCATATGTTATGATGCGGTATTCCGGTTTGCCTTCCGGCTTCTCGCGAACCATAAAACCTGTTTAGAAATAATCCATCCCTAGAAATTTGAACAACTGGACGCGCTCGTTTTTCGGCAACTCTTTGCGTTCTGCTTCCGTAGTTCGAGTTTTCTTTTGCCGTGCAGATTAGCAGATTAGAAAGAGAATTGTTTTGCTTATTCTCGTCTAGGTGGTTTACCTGCAATCCGCTGACCGATCCAATAAAGGCACCGGCAACCAATCGATGAACCATGATTGTACTTGTTTTTCCGTTTTTGCTTAACGCAACCTTTTCGTAGCCGTCAAAAGTCAAAGTTCTGATCATTTCTCTTCCGAACCGAATGTTTTTCACTCTTCCGGAATCGCTTACCTGATACGTTCCCTCGTATCCCAATACATCTTTCCACTGTTCCATTGCACTACCGCCTTTCATAATGCGCCTTTTAAAATCTGCTGGAAGGCGTAAAGGCATACGCTTTTCGGGAGCTACCCTATCCAGCAACATATTTCAATCGCGGTTCATCGCGCTTGATTCAATAAAAAAAGACAGTTCTTTTTCAAGAGCTGCCAATACTGGTCGTGCTTGGGTTGCGGTTTATTTAGTTTCCAATGTTTCTATTCGTTCTTGTAATTGTTTGATCGCACGGAGCGCGACCGCGAAAGCTTCTACTATTTCGATGGTTTCTGGAAACGGTGTATTCGCCGCGCTCATATATCTATCTATTCTTGCAAGCGCGTCCAGTTCGTCTAAATGCTTAAAGTCAATCATGCTCGTTCTTCGCTCGTTTCTTTGGTTCGGAAGAAGTCCTCGTAGCTTTCAAATGGTTTCAGCTTTTCTTTGTAGGCGCATTCGCCATGAGGACAATACATCGCTAGTCGATCCTGACAATACGAACACCCGTACTTCTCGTTCATGGGTTTCGTTATGCGCGTGAATTGCTTTGTTATCGGTATCGCGGTTTCATGCTTGCACCGGACGCAGTAAACGACGATCTCGCCGTTCTGAACCTTGCAAAGTAGTTTTCCGCAATCGCACATAATACGCCTAGCATCATCCATGCGGATAGTATAGCACATTGTTTTTGATTTGTCAACTAACCCTGTTCGAGTTCGCCTCTTGCTATCGCGCGGTATGTGTTCATGTGCTCCGTAACCGCTGGTTTAAGAAAAGGATACGCCCGGCTGTTGCGCGTTCCGAATTCTATATGCGGTGCATATTCAATATTTGTTCCGATATACACAGCGTCATTATCCGCGTCGTGAGTTATTCCGTTTCGTAACAAGCCCGTAATAACGTTCGGTCTAATTGCCCCGCCTGCATGTGGCTTTGGCTCGCTTATTTTTTCTTTTGCAAATTTCTCGCCAGCAAGCCCCCACAGCTCGAATATTCTTTCCTTTGCGCGCTTTTCGTCTTTGAGAATCTGCTCACTGTTATCCGTTACCCTTACGCTAACCGCCATGTTTCGATGCCTCCCATTCGGAATACGTCTGTCTGCTCGCCGCTGATGGTTCCCTGTATTTCTTGTCTAATTCGTCCAGCCCCTCAACGTCAGAGATCATCGTACACCTGCACCCGTACACCATGTAGCCGTCCGCATCCGGATCGCCAGGGTACATGATCTCCGCGCCCATAGCTTTGAACGGCTCATCAATGTCCACCTTTTGACCGTCTAGTACGCGGTGCTCTTCGCGGGTTCGATCGTCAAGCGTTGCCAGCCATTCTTTTTTTAACTTGATTCCAGTGCTCTGCGCGTACTCGTATGATTCCAACCTGCCCGCGTTCTGTGCTCCCGTCATTGCCGCGCGCGCGTTGTTGACCGCGCTTCTTCTGTTCATATCCGTGACGTGCTGCAATCTATCCGCGATTGCGTCGATGGGTTCGCCTGTTAAAATCGCTTGCGTGATCGCGCTGTTGATTTTGCTCTTGTTCCACAGTTTGTCAAGCGGTATGTCTACTTTCGGCTTCGGTAGCAACGCGGGATTATCTCGCAACAACCGCGCAACGGTTCGCTCATCGTATAAATCAAATCTCAGGTTTAACCCTAGTCCGTGTTCCAGCTCATACGCCGCAAAATTATGGTTTAGCGCAAATACACGGTTCATTCGCTCGCCCATTAGTGACGCTGCGAGCTGGTTTGTCTTCGTGAGGTCGGAAACGATTCTATCCGAAACAGCAGTAAACCGCTTATCGAGTAGCGTTTTGTCCTTTAGCCATTTCCCATATTTCGCACCCGCTAGTTTCTTCTCGGCTGCATCCGGTGCGCTCTTTATCGCGGCAAGGAGTTCGTCTCCCTCGGTCTTTAGCTCTGCCGAAAACTGTTTCCACCGTTTAGCCACTTCTTTTCCGGCGCGTTCGTATTCGCGCTTGATCTTTCTTTCGAGCGCGGTCAATTCCTCGTCGGTCAGTTTGTGCGCGAGATCAGGCAATTACGTTTTCCTCTTGCTGTTCTTCTTCTGGCGTTTGAACCTGCGTCGGCTCTTGTGTTTCTTCTGCGCGGTATCGGCTCACGTCCTCGTTCTCGATTCGTTTCAACACGTCCTCGATCTCGTCAACGCCAACGATGCTAGACGGCATTTTCTTGATGATCGTTTCGCGGTCAAGATACGCGCTCGCCAGTGCCAGAATCTGCATGTGCTCGAGGTCGTTTGATACCTTGTTGCGTTTGAAAACCGGAGTATCTTCCAGCCCTAACAGATCAAGAACGCCCTGCACAAACTCAATGACTTGATACTCGTAATCGTCCGCGGTCTCGTCAAGCGGCTGATACGCGGCCTGTATTTCGGTTGCGGTCTTCGCCGCCGCACTAATAGCGGACACGTCAACCGCGCCGAAGTTCTCGTAGATCGAGTGCCGCAACGAATTCAGATACGTTGTTCGCGCCTGATACGGAACGTCCTGAGTATACGGAGTTACCTGTGGTTTGCTCTCGTCACCCTCATGCGTTCTCGCGTCACCACCGGAAACAGCGGCGATATGCTTTGCGCGAATCTCTTGCAGGAGATGTTGCTTTTCCTCGTCGCTCATTGCGTCCGCGCCCGATATAATCCAGTAGATGTACGCGCTCTCTTGCATGTCGTTTGCGAAACCGGAACAAATCATATCATAGCTGTCAATAGAGCAGCGCATACCAACGAGCGTACTCTGCCGGAGTTCGCTTCCCCATAGCGGCACGATAGGCAATGACGGATAATTCTTACCGTCTACAAACTCTTCTCCGTCTGCTTCCGTCCGCTTGACAATGCTCACGTACGGTATCGGCTTGTCGTTCGTGCGCGTGATCTTGTTGTTGCTGTCTTTGGCGAATTTCGTAATACCGTCAATCGCATAAAGCCACATGTGCTTCGGGTTATTGTCGTCCGCGTCGCCAACCTGCCAGAATCTGATACCAGCCATCAACGCGCCAGTCATCTCGTCATACAGCGGCGCAAATTCCGTAACGCGGAAACAGTGCAGCTTCTCGCCTGTCCAGTACCCGAACGCGACGCTATGAATCAGTGCGGCGTAACCTATCCGTTGTAGCTGCGTGTCGAAGTCGTCACCAAGCTTTTCTTTGGTCGCATCGTCCTCAAAATACGCACCGTTGCCAAGCAGATATTCATTCCGCTGCGTGTTCAGTCTGCGGAAGAAGTTGGACGGTATTTTGTTGTTCGCCGCAAACGGATCGGGAATGTCGCGACCTAGCAACGTCTTCATGGTCTTTTCAAACTCCATGATGCCGACGTTCTTCTGTCGGTCGTACTCGTCCGCATCCAGTGCCAGCTTGTATTCCGCGCTAGACTTGTGCGCGGTTACAACAGCGTCAACAGCAAGGGCCGCGTCCTTTGCGTACTCGGTTAGAAATTTCTGATAGGTATACATCGGTTACCTCACCAATCGATTATTTGTTTTTTAGGTGCGACTGATTGCGGGCTCACTGGTAAATGCTCATAGATACCCGTCGTGCAATCCTGCGCGTCATCGTGTGCGTTCTTCCCGATACGCTGATAGCGCAACATATCGCGGTGATACTCTGGCCATGTGCGCTCCCATCCATGCGGGAACCGCAACCGGTTCATAACGCCCGTGCTACCGGTCAGAATGCGGCTTTCCTTGTTCTTTGTTTGCGTGAAGAACTTGAACTTAGTTATGGTGTTCGGCGGCTTTAGTTCATCCATAGCAATATGCGCAACGTTCCTACCCCAGCCTCGCCCGCCGTTGTTGCTCTCTATCCACATGTAATTTACATTGTCTTTCGTTATCATGCGAGCTACTGCGGGTTCGGTCTTCTCCATGCTATCCTGCGTGTAGATAACGTCTATCAGGTACCC